CGTTGATACTTACAATGGCTTTTTCAGTGGTATACCAGCCAAGATTACGCTTGATGATAAGCCAAAGAATGAATTGCTACAGCAGTGGAATGACACAAATTCCTTCCAAGACAAATTAAGTGAAATCAGCAAGCAAGCGGATATCTACGGACGTTCGCTTGCTTTTGTATATCAAGATGAAAATAGCGAAACCAAGCTGGCATATGCATCCCCAATTGAAGCGTTCATGATCTACGATGACACGGTTGCACATCAGCCGCTAGCTTTCGTGCGTTATTGGCGTGATGCCAAGAACAAGCAGATTGCTAAGGTTTACTATGCTGATGATGTCTGGGATTACTACGATGAGGTACTGGCTGTTAGTGATGACGCTAATCCATTTGGCGTTGTCCCAGCAGTTGAGTTTTACGCGAATGAAGAGCGACAAGGCGTGTTCGACAACGTCAAGACGCTGATCAATGCCTTAGACAAGGTTCTGTCGCAGAAAGCCAACCAGGTCGAGTACTTCGACAACGCCTACTTGAAAATCCTTGGCATTAATTTGGATCAAGATGGTGATGGCAAGCCAGATATTGATATCATCAACAACCAATTGATCTACTCACCAGATGCAGACGCAACGAATGCAACCGTGGACTTTATTACAAAGCCTGACGGGGACAACATGCAAGAACACATCATCGATCGGCTCATCTCGATGATTTATCAAATTTCAATGGTGGCAAATCTTAATGATGAAGCATTTGCAGGCAATAGCTCTGGTGTGGCCTTGCAGTACAAGCTGCTACCGATGAAGAACATGGCTGCGAATAAGGAGCGCAAATTTACCCAAGCCTTGCGACATCTATATCGTGTCGTTTTTAGTGTTGGTACTGTTTTGCCAGAAAGTGATGCTAATGCATGGCAAGACTTGCGCTTTAAATTCACGCGTAATCTGCCGGTTAACTTAGCCGATGAAGCACAGACGGCATCAACGCTCTCTGGCATCGTCAGCAAAGAAACACAGCTGTCAACACTGTCAATTGTGGACGACCCACAAGCCGAGATTGATCGCATACGGCAAGAACAGGCTGATGACGTTAAGAATGCACTGCAAAATGCGACATCGGCAGTAGACAGTAGAAAGACTGATGATGTAGATGACGAAGAACAATAATGCATACTGGCGAGAGCGTGAGTGGCAGTTAAAGCAGCTGAATAACGATGACAAGTTCAATCAAGAGCTCAAGCGCTATTATGATCAGCTGATTGTCGGCATCAACAAAGAGATTGACCGATCACTGGCTAGCAGAAATGAGACATCAATCGACAATGCTCGTGCAGCTGTCACTGGTGCAGATATTTCGGCGTATGAGTCAGAAGCACAAGCGTTGGTTCATCAAGCTGATTTGATGCGAGCAGCTGGTCACCATGTTACTTATGATGATTTTAGTGATGAAGTAAACGAACGTATGCGGATATACAATGCCACCATGCGTATTAATCGTTTGGAATTGCTTAAATCACAGATTGGTCTGCGCATGATTGAGTGCGGGATGCAAGTTGATCAAGCAGTGCAAGATAAAGTATCTAAGGACTACACAGACGAGCTGAAACGGCAAGCTGGTATCCTTAATGTCACCGCTAAGAACGATCAGCTATGGACGTCTAGTGACGTTGCTAAGCAGATTATGGTTCAGTTTAATGGTGCAACGTTTAGCCAGAGAATCTGGGCGAACCAGGATGCACTGAAAGCTACGTTAGATGCAGTGATCAGCGTTGGTGTCATACAAGGCAAGAATCCACGCCAGATGGCTAAATTGCTGAAAGATCAAGTTCGTTCCACTATCAACAACCACAGATATGTGACGGAGCGCATCGCTCGAACCGAGTCAGCTCGTGTTCAGCATGCAGCACAGGTTAAGTCGCTAACTGACAACGGCTATCGTTGGTGTAAATGGTATGCAGAGCCTGGTGCATGTCGTGTCTGCCGAGAGATTGCTGATAATGATCCTCACGGCAAAGGATTTGGTGTTTATCCAGTTGATAAAGCGCCAGAAATTCCAGTACATCCCAATTGCCGATGCTCTATCAGTGCTTTCTGGAGTGATGAAGATGCTTAAAAGAATCCGAGCAAAACTACTAATCAATTATTTGTTTATTAAAACTTATTTCTTTGGGCACTAGTGATAGTGCTCTTTTTTGTCCGTTTCCTATGTTGTGGACGTTAAATAAAACTTGAGTATGTCTCCCAAGACGTTAAATGCGAGAAAGGAGTGCCAACTATGGACAATGAACAAAATACGGAGCAACTTACTGATGATCAAGAACAAACTGGGCAAGGCGCGCCAATCGAAACCCCAGAAGATGATGAGAAGAAAGTTGATTCCGACAAAATTGTCGAAAAGCTGAAAAAGCGTATCGGCAAGGAGCAAGCATCAAAGCATGACCTTGAAAAACAGCTTAAGGACGCTCAGGCAGAGATCGAACGGATTAAATCCGGTAAGTCGGTTAAAAAACTTTCTGATGAAGACAAGGCTAAGAAAGCATCCGATGAAAAAGATGCAAAGATTGCTGAACTGGAAGCCAAACTGGCTCGCAACGAAGCAATCAAACAAACTGCTGAAGTCTTCAAAGAAAGTGGCCTTAACGTAAGCGACAAGGTCTTAGACATGGTAGTAGCCAATGATGACGAAAAGACTTACGCCAATGTACAGACGCTGATTGAGTTTGCTCAGTCTATCCAAAGCGACACGAAAAAAGGGATGCTTAAGGGCCACACACCACGCCAGAATGGCAATAACAAGATGAGTAAAGCTGACATCATGAAGATTAATGATCCAGTCAAGCGTGTGGAGGCCATTAAGCAGAATATGAGCTTATTCGAACACTAGAAAGGAATGAAACATTATGACTGTTCCAGAAAATGAAATTACAAAAGCAGATTTGATTGCACAATCCATTGATTTTACGGAACGATTCAACGAATCCGTAGCAACTCTGCTTAAGATTATGGGTGTATCACGGATGACACCAATGACGGCGGGATCTCAGATCAAGATCTACAAGTCCGAAGTAACTAAGGCTGACGGCAAGCCCGCTGAAGGTGATGTAATTCCACTGTCCAAAGTTACGCGCAAGCTGTCTAAGACGGAAGAATTGACGTTCTCTAAGTACCGCAAGCAAGTTACTGCCGAAGCTATTCAAGGTGCTGGTTTCACACCGGCAGTTGCTGACACCGACAGCAAGCTGCTTAAAGAAATTCAGAAGGACATTAAGAAGAGCTTTGTTGACTTTGTTATGACTGGTACGACGACTGCTACCGGCACGAACTTCCAGACGGCATTGGCTAACGCTCTGGGGCAATTGGCTGTCAAGTGGGAAGATGATGACGTGCAATCTGTACTGTTCGTCAACCCAATCGACTTCTACGCATATCTGGGTAGTGCAAACGTAACTGTACAGACGGCTTTTGGCCTGCAGTACGTGCAAAACTTCCTGGGCTTCAATACCATCATCATGACTGGTTTAGTGCCACAAGGTAAGGTAGCTGCTACTGCATCCCAAAACATCAACTATGCTTACGCTGCAATGTCTGGTTCGCTGGGTCAAGCATTTAACCTGACGACTGATGAAACGGGTCTGGTTGGTATCGTGCACGATGCTAAGACTGAAAATGCATCTGTAGAAACGATGGCTATGACTGCTAGTGTAGTTTACCCAGAACGTCTGGACGGTATCGTTGTAGCTACGATTTCTGCTCCATCTGCCTCCACTGGTAATTAATTACAAGCGTGGTGATTGGGATGAATAAGACAACTACTCTGGCTAATCTCAAGACTATGATTCGCTTAAAGGATACTGGCCAAGACGATTTATTAAAACTAATCATCGATAATACTGAGCAGGCTCTACGATTTAAGCTGCAACTGACCGAGCAAGATGCTTTTCCTTCAGAACTCGGATTCATTCTGCTTGAAGTGTGTGTACGCCGTTACAACCGACTGAAGAACGAAGGAATGTCGTCATATACGCAAGAAGGCGAGTCAATCACCTTCAATTCATCTGACTTTGACGATTTTCAAGATGATATTAACATTTGGAAACAACGTCATAGCAAGGATGTTCGTTCCAATGGCACTGCTTATTTCGTTAATCCGTATCGGAAGTGATTGTTATGAGAATGGATCATGTAATTCGTTTTTATACGCAAGGTACGGGTTATAATCCTGTCACTGGTCGGCATGATAACAGTGCTAAGCTGGTAGCTACGATATACGGTAATGTAACTGATATGGGCGTTGATCGTGCCGTACAGGTTTTTGGTAACTATAACCATCAATCTAAGATACTTCGGTTGGAGTCAGCTATGCCTGAGTCGTGGTCGTACCTGATGATTAATGACGACACTGCCAAGTATCGTATGCAGACATCCCGTAAGCCGCTTAAAGGCAATACGCTGATTGTAGGTGATAGCAATGTCTAGGATCGTTAAGATTGAAGGACTGTCAGAACTGCAAGCCAAGTTTGAAGAGATGAATATTGAGTTTCATCCCAAAGTGCGCAGTATTGTTGCTAAGCATGGTGCAGCTCTTCAGCAACGCACCAAAAGCAATATGAGTGCAGCTTACAGGGGCCATTGGGAAGGCAGACGTTGGGTTAAACCAACTGGTGCAACCAGTCGTAGTACGACCGTATCACTGCAAAATGGTGGCATGACGGCAGTTGTTGCGCCACATACCTACTACTTTCCGTACCTTGAATATGGCACACGCTTTATGTCAGCTAGGCCAACACTTGGTCCTGCTTTTACGTACCAGTCAATGCAGTTTATCGATGACTTAAAGCACTTAATGGAGTGATTGTATGAAATCACCAGATCAAGCTTTATATGACTATGTTTTTACACAATCAACATTAAAAGGGTATACAACGTATGATCATCTGCCAATGAGCAGTGAGAACGCAGCATACCCTTTTGTTGTCGTTGATACGGTACAAACTGCGCCGATTGCCACTAAGACTGGCTACAGCGCACAGCTATCGATCATGATCCACGTGTGGGCAAGCGGAGATGATCGTATCACTGCATCAACGATGACTAGTGATTTGTTACAGATATTAGGTTTTTGCGATTTCGAAACGAATGGTTATGCTTTCGCGCCACGAAATCAACAAAGCCAAATGATGCAAGATACAAGCGTACCTGATACTGTGCTCTGGCATGGTGTAGATACGCTTGTGTTTAATTTAAAATGAAATAAGGAAGGGTGAAAACCAATGGCTAAAACCGAAATTCCGGCTCTGCAAGGTATTGATGTCGTGCTGTTTGCACGTAAACTTTCCGAAGCAGGCAAAGTAGCCGGTCAATTAATCCCATATCAAACCAGTCTGTCATTTGATCCACAGCGTGACAGTGATACTAATCCAACTAAATCTGGTTCTGTGGGTACTTCTAGCTCGATTGAAACGGACTTGGAAGTAGAATTCATTAATAACTGGTCTAAGATTGCAGATCAGCTGCTTGATTCGCTGTTTAACAACGAAAAAATGGAGTTCTGGATCGTTTATCGCAAGCGCCGCAACATGGCTGGTAAGTACTACGCTATCTACATGCGGGGGACGGTCAACGAAGACGAGACTGATGGTGACCCAGACGATACATCTAACCGTGATACGACGATTACTGTTGATGGTACGCCACAACGGGGATGGACTGATCTGCCGGATGACGCCCAAGAAGAGCTTGATTATGTCTTCCGTGGTGTTGGTGTTGTCACTGATGCTAAGGACGATGGCACTGATGGTGGCGGTGCTGCATGGGCTGATTCCGATGCCGGTACTGGTTCAGAATCAGTAGCTACGACGCCTACCAATACTGTTACCAACTAATTTAATGTAAGAGAGCGGTCTGCTCTCTCTATAAGGTTTTGATTTGTTCAAGGCTTTGTAGAGGGAGCAGACTTTTTAGGAGGATCTGTCATGGAACTGACTATTAATAATAAAAAGGTTGAACTGAAGTTTGGTGTGCGCTTCCTGCGTGAGCTGGACAAAATCGCCAGTGTCGAAAACAGCGGTATCAAGTTCGGTATGGGTATGAGCCGGTCGATTCTTGGCTTACGTGCCTATGATGCAGCTGTTTTATCAGATGTGCTGTTTGCTGCAAGCTATGGAAAGGTTGCTCAGACCACGATCGATAACTATCTGGACGACTGCGAAGACCTTGAGAAAATCTTTGACGAAGTACTTAAGGAAATCAATGAGTCTAATGCAGCAAATTTAGCGGTAAAAAAGATGAAAGCCTAGATAAACGGCCAGAGCAAAACAGTGAGCAGACGTATCACGAGATTTTGCTTAATTCATTGGCATATCTAGGCTTTAAAAATCTAGAAGACATCTGGGCAATGGGCATGGCTGAATATCAGCTGAGAATGGAGGCTTACGAACTGCACCAAGTTCAAATCAGCCAACATATAGCTGAACAGGCGTGGGCTAATCAAGCCGTACAAGCCACGACTGGAGAACGTCATCCTAAGCCCAAATATAAGAAGTTCGATCAATTCTTTGACGCTCAAGAGCATGTGGACGCAGTACGGTCTGCGTATGAGCCAGATTACCAAGCATGCTCTAAGCGAGTTAAGAATCAGAATCGAGCAGAAATCTTGCTGGCCAGGTCGCGCGAGTTCCACCGGCTTAAGAAAGCTGGCAAGATCATCCCACTGGCTGAGCGGAAAGGAGAATGACAAATGGGAGAATCATATAGTGTCAAAGCCATTCTCTCGGCAGTTGACACCAGTTTTTCATCCACGATTGCTCGTGCCGGTCAGGCTACTGAATCTTTCGGCCAGGCAGTTAACAGGCATATGCAGGGCGTTGGCAATGCAATGATTGCAGCCGGTACTGCTACTACGGCAATGGGTGTTAAAGCGGTTAAAGGGTTTGGTAGCTTTCAGTCATCTCTTAATCAAGCTGCAGTCATAGCCGGTGGGACGGCCAAAGACATTGATGGCTTGTCTGATGTAGCCAACCACATGGGCGCTGTTTTGCCAATCAGTGCTCAAGATGCAGCTGATGCCATGGTAGCAATGGCTCGAGATGGTGCATCAATAGGGACAATCAAAAAGGAATTCCCGGCAATTGCGGAAGCGGCGACAGCGGCTGGTGCAAATTTGCAAACGACTGCTAGCGTCGTGCAGCAAGCGATGAACATCTGGGGAGACAGCCTTAAATCGCCACAACAGGCTGCTGCTATCCTGACGCAAACAGCTAACCTATCCAACGCGTCAATCGAAGACATGCAACAAGCACTGGCTACGATTGGTTCTGTTGCCAAACTGGCTGGCATGGATATGAGTACAACATCCGAAGCTATCGGTTTGCTCACCAATCGAGGATTTAGCGCTGCACAAGCATCAGAAGATCTTAGCTATGCTATACGGCAAATGTTAGCTCCATCTAAGGGTGCCAAAAAGGAAATGGACGCATTAGGCCTATCGTTCGTTGATAGTTCTGGCAAGATGAAGCCATTCCCGCAAATCCTGAAAGAAGTTGCTGCGGCAACTGACGGCATGGGTGATGCTCAGAAGACAGCTGCACTTAAGACCATGTTCGGTGCTGCTGGTATGCAAGCAATCGCTCCACTGTTGGATGCTGTTAAGGATAAGTCTGATAACACCACAACGTCTTGGACAGCATATGCTAATGCCATGAATGGTGCTGCCAAAGACACTCAGACAGCTACTAAGTTTCTGAGCGATCAAGCTAACGAAATGCAGAAAAACTTAGGATCCAAAATCGAACAGGTTGGTGGTAACTGGGAAGCACTGCGTAACAAGGCAATGCAGACTAAAGGTGGCGTCAACAGTGCAATCTTAGACATGATGAACCAATCTTTAGAATGGGCAACTACATCTAATAGCAGTACAGCTCAGGTAATTCGTAGTTTCATCGGCATGTCACCAGCGATTGGTGCTGCTACAACTGCATTAGGTGGTCTCTTTAAAGGTTGGGGTAAACTAATTTCGTTTGGTGGTAGCGTCATTAAGACGATTGGTAATGTTGGCCGGGTCATGAAGGCGTTATCGATGGCTGGCGATTTAACCACTGCCATTGGTAGTCTGCGCGAATTAGCTGCAACATCTCAGCTCGCTGCGGGAGCAATGCGGGTTCTACAAGTAGCGCAATTGGCTTTGGCTAATCCCTGGGTCGCAATTGGTGTCGCGATTGCAGCCGTTGTTGCAGCATTGGCAGTATTTTTCACTAAAACCAAGACGGGCCAGGCAATGTGGAAACAGTTTACGCAAAGCGTTGCGGATTCCGTTGACGGTATCAAGCAAGCCTGGCAGAGCATGACAGACTTTTTCAGCAACCTTTGGAACAATATCGTTACTACTGCACAGAATGTCTGGAGTAGTTTCGGGCAGTTCTTCAGTCCGGTTGTACAATCAGTTGAATCAGTATGGCAAGGATTATCTGATTTCTTTGGTAACTTATGGAATGGCATTGTTACCTTTGCTCAAGGTGTCTGGAGCTCGTTTGCTCAAGGCATGGCACCAATCGTAGACGCCTTTAAAAATCTATGGAGTGCGTTGACTGATTTCTTTAGCACATTGTGGCAAGGAATCGTTAATACTGCACAAACTATTTGGCAAGGATTATTGCCGATTGTTACTACTGTTTGGAATGGTATCAAAACCGTTGTTTCAACGATTATGCAAGCTATTGCAGACGTGATTCTGACGATTGGGACTGCAATTCAAACTGTATGGGCCACAATTTGGAACGCAATCGAAACCGTTACAATGACAATCTGGGACGGCATTAAGAACTTTATTAGTCTTGAAATTCAAGGAATTCAGACAGTTATCCAAAGTGTCATGACTATCATCCAGACTATTTGGCAGACTGCCTGGAATGTTATTGAAACGGTCGTGCAGACAATTTGGTCAATCATATCAACAACTGTATCTACGGCTATTAATGCCGTGGCAGGCGTTATTAGAGCGGTAACTGATGCAATCAAAGGCGATTGGTCTGGTGCTTGGAATGAGATAGAGAATGTTGCCTCAACTATTTGGAACGGCATTACATCAATTGTATCTACTGCAATTAACGGCGTACGGAGCATCATTTCCAGTGTGATGAACGGCATTAGCTCGGTGTGGTCGTCAGCCTGGAATGGCATTAAGAGTATTACTTCGGGCGCAATGAGCATGGTACGATCGATCGTTTCAAGCGGTATGTCAGCAATGCGCGGCGTTGTTTCAAGTATGATGAGTGCTGTTCAATCAGCTTTCGTTAGTGGCTGGAATGCAGCACGTAATGCTACTGCCAATGGCATTTCACGTGCAGTAAGTGCTGCACGGTCTATGACAGGCGCAATGGTATCTGCTGGGCGTGATTTCGTTATGGGCTTTGTTAATGGTATCGAAGGGGCAATCTGGCGTGCTGCATCTGCTGCTGCTCGTATGGCTAGCGCGGCTATGCATGCTGCTAAAGCATGGTTTAACATTGGCTCGCCATCGAAGGTTATGCGCGATCAAGTAGGTAAGTGGGTTCCAGCTGGTCTGGCAGTTGGTATCGAGCAGAATACCGATCTTGTTGAAAATGCTGCTAAGCGTATGGCGGAAGCTGCTATGCCAGATATTCATATGACTGACATGCAACAGCGAATCAACGGGGCACTGTCTCACGGTGCATCATTTGGTGGAACGGTTGACCATGAACTTAATGTGGTACAACAACCGGCTTATATCAACTTGTCATTAGGCGGTTCCAACTACACGACTTTTGTTTCTGACATTTCTCGTGAACAAGGCAGTCAAGCATCACTGGCACGCAATTATCGTTTCTAGGAGGGCAAAATGTACGATTTCCATGATTTAAACATTAATCGCAAAATTGAAACCGAGCCATTGCCCACTGAAGCGCTGAACTATGGTGGCCGTTGGCTTGATAGAGAAATTGACGGTTACATGACACTATCAACGTCAGGCCGGAATGAGTTTTCCAGGCAGATTAACTCTGCTGATCGCGTAGATGATGGTGCGGTGTATCTATCATCGCGCATTGAGAGTAAAAAGATCACTGTCACGTTCCAGTTGTTGGCATCGACAATTGAGCAATACAACGAACGGCTGAAGAAACTGAAACAACTCTTGTTCCAGCCTAATCAGCCGTTTTATTTTGCCGATTTGCAACAATATCACTTTGTCGGCACTGCATCGGCTTTGACATTGGACAGTGAGACGCTGAATACTACCGGCAAAATTGAGCTGTCACTAGCAGATCCGTATCTGCATGGCAATGTTAAAACTATCACTGGTTCTGGTACGCAGATTAAAATTAATGATGGCGATTTGGCATACCCACAAACGCCAACCAAGCTGACGTTCACGCCAACTAAGGCGGTAGCTAACTTAACGATCACTTGTGACGGCAAAAAGATCAGTCTATCAGTTGGTGTAGATGCCGGACAAGCGGTAGTAGTTGATTTTGCCAATTTAAATCTATCGATCAATGCCGTTGATAATCTGATGGGACTAACGCTTGATTCGAATCTAAGTGATTTCTATATCACTAACGGATCTACAATCATTATTAATGCAACTGGTAGTTATAAGCTTGAATACGAGGTAAAACAGCTATGAAAATGTTTCTTTTTGACCGCAATCAAAAAGTCAAACGATGGCTGGTTGACCGTGATTTTATCGAAGCAAAGATGGTGGAGCAGATCAACGCAGCTGATCAGCTAACGTTCTCTGTGCCGTTGAATAAACGACTGCCATCATCTTACTTCTACGCAGCTATCCCACAGCCACGTGGTTCGGGGTATCTGCTTTTTAAGATTGTCACGGAAAAGGTATCGTCTGACCAGATTGAGTACACGGCTATTGAATCGGCTTATGATGAGCTTAAGTCGTATCACTATATCAAGGACGTTCGACCAGAAAACCGGAAAGCCGGTGAACTGTTGCGGACTGCCCTTGAAGGCACACGCTGGCAAGTAGGACAGACGTATGACAGTGGTACGTTTTCGACCAACTTCTACTACATCAGCACACTAGAAGCGATTCAAAAAATTGTAGAACTGTGCGGTTTAGAAGTTACGTTTGAGATCACTCTGAATCCTAAAACACACCAGATTGAGCATCGATTGGTTAACTTGTACGCTCAGCAAGGTCAGCGGACTGGTAAGCGGTTTGAGTACGGATCGAATTTGCTAACGGTTGAACGCGAAGAATCAGCAGAGAACTTAATCACAGCTTTGATCGGTCGGGGTAAAGGTGAAGCCGTCTATCATGAAGACAATACAGCAGAAGAAACGCCTGATGGCTATGGTCGGCGCATTAACTTCGCTGATGTGGTCTGGTCAAAGAAGAATGGTAATCCTGCTGACAAGCCTGTTGGTCAAGAGTATGTAGAAGACGTTGACGCAACAGCTAAGTATGGCTTTGACGATGGCAAGCCACGTATCGGTATTGAGATCTTTGAAGACATTACTGATCCGGTAGAACTGTTAAAAGCTACCTGGTCAGCATTACAGACGCTGAAACGACCACAAGCTAGTTTTAGAGCTAGCGTAATGGACGTTGGCGATCTGGGGCTTGGTGATACAGTAGCTATCGTTCGCCATGACATTAAGATTGAGTACTTCACGCGCGTTTACAAGGTTACACACAATCTACTAGACGAGCGACAGAATACTATCGAGCTTGGGGATGACTTCTCAGGCAATTCAATCACGAGCACTGTTAATGATCTTGGCAAGAGTGTGGGCACGGTTGAACGGATTGCCAACTATGCGGCTGTTTCCGCTAATGGAAAGAACGCTAACTACTACGGTCAGGCACAGCCAATTAATCCAATGGAAGGCGATTTGTGGTACAAAGATCTTGGCAATGGGGAAACTGATATGTATCAGTACCACGCAGGCAATTGGATTCTAATCACGTCTACGCGTGATTTGCATAACGTTGAAAAGCAAGTCAAACAAGCGCAAGACGATTTTACGACCGCTTGGAATAAGGCAGTTGCAGCTGATTCATCGGCTGCTAAAGCACAACAACGAGCTGATAGTGTTGGTCAGCAATTGCAAAGCGCACAAGCTGACTTTGACAGTAAGCTATCTGCCGCAAGCGCTAGCGCTAGTGCTGCAAACGATAAAGCCATGCAAGCTGCTAATGCTGCTCAAAACGATGTTAATGCACAAATTAAAGAATTGAACGATTACAAGGATACTGTCGACAAGACATATGTCGCTAAGGGTACGGTCATCAGCAACGTTAACACTGAAGCAGACGCGTCAATTTTTAGCACAAACAATAAGCTATATATGGACGTTGCTACCACTGTCTTTAGTGGTAAAGCTTTTATCCCAGATGCCGCAATCATCGATTTGACTGCTAGCAAACTGACAGCTGGAACGATCGACGCGTCTAAGATCTCAGTAGTTAATCTAAATGCCTCAAACATCAATACTGGATCTCTGAATGCCGGATTAATTAAGGTAGGCTCAATGTCAGCAGACCGTATCGTAGGTGGTACGCTCGACTTCAAAAATATTGCCGTATCTAATCTTTCTGCCGGTAGCATAGTTTCAGGGACGTTAGATGCCGCTAAAGTTTCAGTCATCAATCTAAATGCGTCTAATATCAAGACTGGAACGCTTGATGCGAGTCTAATTAAAGCCGGAGCTATGTCTGCTGACAGAATTTCTGGTGGGACGCTTGATTTTTCAAAAGTCAATGCAGCTAGTCTATCTGCGGATAAGATCACGTCTGGCACGCTAGACGCTGGCAACGTCAATGTCATTAACTTGAATGCCGACAATATCACTTCTGGTACGATTAACGGGCAAAACCTGAAAATCAATCTGAACACCGGTGAGATTTTATTTCAAAAAGGTAAAATTGCGTCAACTAACGGCTTGTTAAACATTAATGTTGATGATGGGACAATGTCTGTTACCAATAGCCTTAATGAGGGTGCATTCTTTAAGAATGGGAACATCGAACTTACTAATTTTGCTCTATGGGACAAGGGCGATATTCCTGCGTATGGAAAGATTGCATTTGCAGAAAATATGTTTGAACTTGGTAACAATGGTATAGAGATACAAGGTAAAAAAGGTTGGATAATTCATAGTGAAAACTTTGATTATAATAAGTTCCCACTGCAGTACTTATGGACAATGGAGAAAAACGGAACTTCCATTGGTGCAGACGAAAAATATATGGCACTGCAAGCGTATAGCGGAGTTTCGATAACTGCAGGCGCTTTTTTGCCAACTCTAGAATCAGCATTATCAACATCGTTTAAAACTGCGCCGTATTTAAACTTAGGCTTTAATCGTGATGCCACGTACCACAATCCTGCTTTTGTAGCTAACTCTAATGCGTACGAATTCAGCGTAGACAATACAGGGACACTTATGAAGTATGGTAGGGTTTATCTGAATGATTCAGACTATACGTATCAATTCTATGTAGATTTGCCATGGAATTCACATATCAAATTGGCAGACGACATGGGACATGATGGGCGAAATGCCTATTTTGACGTAAGCGTAGGTGGTCAAACTGTCATTGCATTTGATAACAATGGGGCATATTCTTTGCCGAAGGCAAGAACATACATTCCTAATCTGACAGCAAATTCCTTGACCGT